TTTGGTCGAGACGATAAAACGTCTCGTGCGCCACACCCCTTAGAGGATTCCCGCCTGTTTGGCCAGGCGGATCACTCTTTGGAGCCATGAGCGGCTGAGGTAAGGAGTCCACTTCCAGTTGGAACGGACCTTGTTAGGTCCCCCTTCTGGAGCTCCTCCTAAGCCCAACTTAGAGGAACCTCGCGGTTCCCGTGCGCGTGTGGTGTCAATCCACTCTGGGACTCGATAAGCCGACACCAGGACATTCGCCCTGGCCATTACGGCTGTCTCAGAGTCCACCCACAGTTCGCTGGGTATCTCTACGTCCTTTTGTGAGGCGTAGTAGAGGGTTAGGAATTTATCCACTGCCGACTTCGGGAAACCTCCGGGGTTGACACCCTCGGGGGTCCTCTCCGTCGGAATCAGCGCGATAACGTTACGCAGTGGCGTCGCAGGCAGCCCCTTGACGGCTCTAGGGCCTATCAAGGAGATCATGCTTAGCAACGTCCGGTAACTAAGCTGGAAGAACTTCAGCTTAAACTCCGCTCCCTCTCCGGATATGATCCGGCCAGCGAACTCACCTAAACGGCCCTGAAGCGACTTGGCCTCCGAAATGGTCACTCCTAACCGGGTGATCGTCTCTCGGTAAGCCTCAGCCAGTTCCTTATCGGCGATCACTAGGTCATCACCTAGGATCACGTAAGGTGCTTCAGATGGGTTTCCTGCGTAGAGGCCTCTCACCACGGCGTGGTGAGAGAGTGCGAAGGCGGCGAAGGACGGTATGGCCCCAAGGGGCTGACCTACTCGCCATCCTATCGTAGGAGTTCGATCCCCTCTATCCTCGACATACCCCTTGCGGGCTGGTATGCGAGACAGGATGCAGAAGGTGTCGACCCACATCCTCATGTTAGGCGTGTCACTAAGTGACATGAGAATTGTCCTAGTCAGAGCCAATGGGAATCGGTCAGTGGCGGAAGATAGGTCAAAGGAGTATACCTCCTTGCCTTCTGCCAGCCACTGCCTCACCCTCTCGGCTCCTTTCGCCTGGTCAAAGGTACAGTCCTGCGGGATATGGGAGAGCTGTTTGTACAGCTCCTTTGCCCAAGGTCCCATCAGGTATTGGACCCACTGACTGGGAGCCAGGAAGAAACGGGCTTTGCCGTCTTTCTGGACTCGACAATGGATAGTCCCTATCGACCCAAGGGTAGCACGGGTCTTCCGTGGCCAACCTCGGCTCACGTGGAGTGGCGGTATTTGCCTTAGGGCAAACGGCCAGGATCCAGTGACCAAACTTGTTGGCCCATTGGACCAACGTGTGA